TTGGTTTTTACCATTTTGTGATACACGAGCTTTTGGTTGCACCAATACTTCTAGTTTCACTTTAGTATCTTCATTACCTAGCCACACAACTACTTTGTTGTAGTCTTCGTTGCTAAATGATACTTGATAATTTGGCTCACTCTTAACTTTAATGTCTAGAGCATGTAATTCAGCCATTGTAGGGTTAACTGCGATAACGTTTACGTTAGTTAATCCTGAGTATAGTTTCATCCCTGAACCTATTACTTCTTGCGTACTTGCGTTTGATTTAATTGCCATAATTAAAATTCTTCTTCTTCGTTATTAATTTCATTTAATTGATCTTGAGCGTCCATTTCTTGACGTCCTTGGATTTCTTCTTCCCAAGCTTGTCCTTTCATTTGCTCTTGTTGTTCGTCAGTATACTCTTCAGTATTTTCAATAGCATCTTGAGATCTTAGATCTGCACGATTATGAAAATCATCTGTAATAGTGTTTACTGTCCCCATAACTTCCTTGATAACTCCTTCCACTGTAGTCTGATTAGGATTAGGAGCAGTGTCATCTACAAAGTTAAAAGACATTTTACGCTTTTTCTTAGCTTTCTTGCCTTTTAATACCGGGTGTTTAAACATTTCTGTCAATTCCCATCCTTCTAAGCTATACTTAGTCTGGATCCCTTTGCGGTCAACTCCATTGTCTAGATCGTCTAAGATCATAGTTGTTGTAATGGTTTGCGGAGTCGGTTGTGACTCAACGCTTGTGTCTGTGTGTTGATTGGTTTCAATCATTGTGTTAAATTTTTAACAGTTAATCAATAAAAATCTTTGACCATTCCATAGGCATGGTCTTGCCTTTTAAGTGTTCGCATCTACTGCCGGCTACTATATCGTCTAGTGAATCAAATGAAATCATAGTGACATCATCTTCTCTATAGATATAGCCTACTGCGTCAGCGTTTGCGCATGTAATTTGCTTGATCTTACCGGTTAGGTCGAGGTCTTTCACAGCCACTTCCTTCCCTTTCTTTTCAAGCATCTTGTCTTTCAAGTGACCAACTAAGATCACATGATCGGCAAGCGTATTTAATCTGTCCATCCATCTCTTATATGCCATTCTAAGATACAGGTAACCTGCACCGTTAGGCAATGATAAGATAGACATACCTGGGTTCTTTGTTTCAAAACTTTTACCCATTGGAGTCTTCAGGTAAATCTGTTTACCTTCTTCTTCACACCATTCTTCTAGTTTACTGATAGTATCAATTGCGACATACTTGTAAGGTTTCCCTTGCTGAAATATCTCTTTGCCTATCTCTCCTAGTTCTTTTAGACTATTTGCTTGTACTTTTAGTGCATCTAACATGTCAGAGCCTTGTTCTAAGTCTATGATAAGACAATCATCTAGCTGAGCTAGTACTGTAGTCTTACCTATCTTAGGAGCACCGTAAATAATCATGTTTTTTGGTGATTTTCTACTCGCTTTTACTTTTTTTGTAGGTAGTTTACTCATTGCTTATTCTCTTTTTTAGGACGACCAGGCTTACGTTTATGCGGTGCTTCCACCTTAGTAGCCTTTGGACGACTTTTATACTTTTTCCTCTTCTTTTGCTCTCGCAGAGGATATTCCGTAGCATCCCTTTGTTTTTCATATTGTTCTTGCAGTTCTTTTTCTCCAATTATTAGTGCAAATACTATATACACTAACGCAATAGAGGCGATTAAAATAAGTACGTTAATTACCATGATAAAAATTTAAATGTAATTTAAATAATGCTCCACTCACACAGGAAACTCTCGTTAATATAAAATAGGCGTCATGTGGTTTGGCAGTATTACCTGGAATCACGATCTTAAAAGAGTGCACTCAATTCTCTTACCTAATTTACACAGCCTGGGGTCTTATTGGTATTGTTGAGACATTACCACTAGCTATGTTATCTAAATTTTGCCGCCTTACCGTTAGAACCTAATGATTTAGGGTCTCTGTAAGTTGGCATTGATGATGGTCTCTTGTATGTCTTTGGGTATGTAAATCCAAACACGAGCTCAAATATATCAGTAGTTACAAAACCTGGTTTGTTTTTCTCTGCTAATTTCTTAGCATGTCTTTCTCTCCAGTATTCAGTTTCTCTTCCCTTGGAAACAAATGGTTTGTCGTCAAGAGGCTTGTAGTCTAAGTATCCTTTTTTCAAAATATGTATCTGATTTTATTCCATGGTATAATCTGACCATGAAGGTTTATAAATTGGTTAATGTATTCTCGTTTACGGTGTCTTTCGTATCTAATGTTTCTCCCTCCATACTGTGAGATTTTATCCTCCTGTATATCTGGTGCCCACAGTTGTGCTTCTGCATTCGGTTTATCTATAAGATTAGCTTTGTGCTTGTTCTCGTTGTGGGTTAGGAATATAACCTCTGCAAGAACTTGCTCTTTGTAATCTACATAGTCGTCTAACATTTGAAACAACTGCTTGTAATCCTCTAACCATGTCTCCGTCACAATGACTGGACTGAAATTAACATGAACGTCATACCCTGCATCTATAAATGCATCGATAGCTTTAATTCTATCAATTATCTTAGATGTGTGCGGTTCATGTAACGTAGACATGTGTTGAGGCATCAAACTGAAACGTATGCGTATTTTACCTTCTGGGTCATACTCAATCAGCTTAGGGTTCACGTACTTAGTAGCGAACGACCCCATAGCAACAGGGTGATCTTTGAAGAAATCAAAGATGTTCTCCCAGTCGTGATGTCTAAGGTGCAATGCAAAGTCTTCGTTACAACTGATGTCATACGTAGTATACTCTGCGTGTGTTTGATTGGGTTTATTAACAAGTGTAAAGAATGCGTGGTTATTTACTACTGTGAGTATATCTCCTACATTCTTAGCTATTGTTAATCCTTCAGGTTTGTTACGTTTCATGTAACAGTAACTACAATCGTACAAACATCCATGTCCAAAAGAAGGAGTAATAAAGTCTGTAGATCTGCCGCTAGTCTTAATATCAAGGGCTCGTCTATTTACTTTTGTTACCATTTTTTCTTTCGTTTATGGTAAATGTACTAAGTTCAGCCTCGTATGGTATCATACCTAACATGCCGTCCCTGTTCTTCTCTATGTGCACTGCTAGCAAACCTTCTGGCTCTTCATCGCAGTACAAATCTGTAATACCATAGAGATCGAAGGGTCTCTGTAGCATCATAACAACATGAGCATCCTGGCCTATACTGTCACCACCAAACAAATCTGTTAGCATTGGTTGGTACTGATTACGGGCACGGTGTTCTTGTTCTATATTCCTATTTAGTTGTGATAACAGTATATTGATAACACCAAACTTAGCTTGCATCCACATACAACCTTTAGATATTTCGTTTAGTTTTTGCAATTCTGTATCAGCATTACTCAATATTAACCTAGAGTGGTCGTAAACATTTACAACTAAAGTATCAGGGTACTGCTCTGCTATCTCAGCATTAGTACGTTTGATAAATGTTATGTCTTTAGGTACGTTATTGAAATAAATAGGATATTCAGTATAAGCTGTGACTTTCTCTTTATATAGATCATACTCGTCTTGTCTTAACTTAGTTTGTACAGATAGTAAATCCATTACCTCTTTCTTGACATCCTTAGCACCAGCACGTAATATCTGCTGATGACCAGGCATCTCGAAAGACCAGTACAATACCATTAAGTTTTTCTTTGAGTTGTGATCTAATAGATCGAAGATCATTTGATTACTGAATGCGCTTTTACCTACACCAGGTCTACCTGCTATGACATACATTTTGCCAGGTTGCAGACCACCTAATAGGTTTCTGTTTAATCTTGTCCACTTAGTGGGGTAAACTACACGCTGGCCAAGCATACCTTTCTTTATTTCACTAAGTGAAGTATTTACTGAGTCTGCTATGCTGTGAAATCCTCTTTCTTTAAAGAGATCTTGTGATGCGTGGTTTGGTTTGGTCTCGTGTGTCATTCTCATCTAAATTTTCATACTTTTCCCAAGTATGGTTATTAATCCATGTTTCTAAGTTTTGCAAGTAAGCTAAATTATTACGTTCCAACTTGAGCTGTGTATTCAGGCAAGCGATGATCTTTCTATGAACATGGGGCTTGCCGTCAACAATTCTCTTGTAACGAGCTTTTGCTTTTTGATTTGACTTAGCATTAGGATCTTTAGCATGAAGAATGCGGACACCGTTTGCAGCGTTTACTTTAAGAGGATAGGTTAACGTTAACTCATTGAACATTTTTCCAAAATCTGATAGGAATAAGTCAAGAAATTTGTGTCTAATAACGTGTTCTTCGAATGTATCTCCGAGTTTAACGTAACCTTTCTCTTGTAATTTGTCTAAGTTTGGCTTAAGATTAAGCTGTGGGTTATATTTACTGCCTTTCTTATAAACTAGATAAAGGTAGGTAAAGTCATCAGGACTCATACCTACCTCTTTAAGCATATTTAAATCTAGTTCAATAGTCATTGCATATAAAAGATTTTGTTATAATGGCATATAACGCATTTACAAATGTAATAAAATTATTTAGCATATCAAAATGTATGTTTAAATATTATTTACAACCACTTAACTCCATTTAACTTTTGGACTGAGTTTTTAAGCCATTTCTCTTCTTGACTGTCCTTAACATACAGGACATACACAAGACCTTTCTTGCCTTCTTCAAACCTTATCAGCCTACCAACACGTTGGACCATCGATAAAGCTTTACTAGTCAAGCCGCAGATTACACCCACGTTAGCATTAGGTACATCAAAGCCTTGATTCAGAGCTTTAGTTGAGCAAAGTACATTGACTTCCCCTTCCTTAAACTTACGCAATGCCTCTTTACGAAGCTTTGCGGATCTCTTGCTGTGATATACTTCTGCTAGTGGACTAACACTTGCTGCTAGCTCATCGGTAAATGAATTCTTACCGCCAAAAGTTATTATTCTGTTATCTAAATTATCATACACAATTTCTCTAAACTTCTCAACCTTGTTGGTTGCGCAGTCTACAATCTTCTTGCGTTCACGTATAGCACTGTAGAATCCGGCAGCATGCGCTTTCATCTCCCCACTACTATTAGCAGAGGCTAGTATAATACGTGCAGCATTGAATGCATCATGGCCAAGAGCTAACTTATGTTTAACAAACTTTTTATTGATGCGTTTGTATTCTGTTTGCTCTTCATTAGTCATGTCAATAGGTATGCAGTGGATTTCGTACGGTGATACTAATCCAAGCTCTACACACTCATCTATGCTTATTCTATATACTGTTGGTGCTAATTTAAATAATAGTAATCTGTACTCCTCTTCTTCAGGTGGAGTAGCAGTCATACATAAAAGACGGTCATATTGATTGTTCTTAAAGAACTTGCGGTACTTAGGTGAGAGACCAAGATGGACCTCATCACACACTACAATATCATAATGATTGTCTACTAATTTGTATGCGCTCTGGTAACATATTATATCCACACGGTCGAGACACTGCTCAAATCCCCACTTGATGAACTCCTCTTTAAACTGATCTTGCAGTTGTACTGTTGGTACAAGCAAGAGTGCACTACCTTTGGGTATCTGTTTGAGGACATAGTTGATTGCAACTACGCCACATCTAGATTTACCAAAGCCAGTACCAGCTATTATACTACCTCTAAAGTTGTGAGAAGCCCATGCATTTAATGCGGCTCTTTGTTCAGTGTCTTTGACTGCGTGTGTTTTTATGCTAGTGTCCATACGGTTACCGTCCTGTTAGTTTCAGGGTCACGTTTAGTTGAGTTTGAGGTTACAATACCACGATTAACTAGTTCAGTTACCCTACCAGTTACACGATTGATTGGCCATCCCAACGCTTTGGACAGATCTTTGTTGCTTGCTTCCCCCAGTATTTTGAGGGCATGCGCAACTGCTCTTTGTTTAGCACCTAGCTTTTGCTTGATACTATCAAATGCATCTACTTGAGTTTTTCTAACTTTATTCATGTATTATCTGTTTACAATGTTCACATATTTTTACATACGTACGTTCTCTTAGTTTGTCTTTTATATCTAATTCGATGTAGTTCCTAGTTATACTTAGACGCTTGCTTACAGCAACTAGTCCTTGCATATTTTTAGTAGCATAAACAACAGTAGAGTGGTCCCGCTTAATAGCTTCACCTATCTCTCCTGTAGTCTTTTTAGTATGCATGCGTGCGAGAAGGCAAAACATTTGTCTTGCTTCACACACATCACGCGTTCTATCTCTACTTAAAATCTGATGCTTTTGTATTCGCATCTCTTTGCGTATAGCTTTGAACAATATTTCGAATGGAGTCAATACTATTTCTCCCATACTTTACTTGCGTTTACATCTGCTTTAAGCAGACCATTAGTAACTACTTTGTTTGCTGCTTTCTCCATTAGATATGTAAGAGTTTTTGACCATTTCTCAATGTAATCGTCTCTACAAATACTATCTATTTGATCATGCACAGTCATCACTATCTTGACCGGTAAATTCTTATCAGCCAAATACTCGTAAATATACACAAGCGCAAGTTTAGTCATATCTGCTGATGCACCTTGAATTGGTGTATTCTTCGATGCACGCTCAATACTGCTAAGCTCCATTGATGCTGAGTCATCATTCCATATCTTTGGGAACCAAGTAACAAACCAACGACGGCGGTTAAATGGTGGGAAAGTCTTGATGTAACCATAATGCTTACCGAAGTCAGCTAGTTTCTCAAGGAACCCTTTGATGTTAGGGAACGCACTGAAGTAATCTTCAATGAGTTTTTTTGCATCGTCTTTAGATATTTGTAATGTATCAGCAAGCTTGTTAGGGCCCATACCATATGCAAGACCAAAGTTAATAGTCTTTACATTAGTACGCAATTTCTTGTGCCCAAAGCATTCACATTTAAGTTTAGCATCGCCTACAAAATAAGCACAGTCCTCTTCAGCGGCTTCATACCACTCTTTACCATAAACTAAATCAGCACAGGTTGAGTGTAAGTCCTGACCTTCTTCTAACGCTTTAATCCACACGGGATCTTGGCTACCAAAAGCTATGACATTCAGTTCTTGGGAAGCATAGTCAGCACTCACAAACGACCATCCATCAGGTGCAATGAAGCAGTTTCTAAACGCATTGTCTGCAGGTATTTGCTGCATATTTGGTCTAGAACTACTAACACGCCCAGTGTCAAGTATTTGATTAAAGCTTGTGTGTATTTTACCACTCTTACGCACATTCTTAAGGAAGGCTTCGCCATAGCTTGTAGCTATCTTCATCTTTTCCTTGTATGTGATGTAAGTATTTATAAGAGGGAATTTGTTTCTGTATTTATACAGACCTTTACCGTTTACATTCTCTAGTTTAGGTACAATGCATTGAAATACATCGAGCACTTGTTTAGGTGAATCCCAATTGACATCTATTTGTTTGTCAACAGTGTCAAATAAATCTCCTTGTACAAATGTAGGTATGAACTTTTGCATTCTATGGTCCTCTATTATATGCTGATTAAGTGTGTCTTTAAGTGATACAGCTTTTACAAGCGATTTCTTACTTAACGCAACCCATTTATCTTTATCTAATTCAAGGCCATTATATTCTATATCAGCAAATGCTAACACAGATTTATTCTCTAATTCTACAACATTTTCTAGTTTATTTTTTATGATAGCTGATTCTTGTTTATCTCTTATTTCCATAAGATATTTAACATCATTAGCACCATAAATAATTTGACTTGTTGTAAATTGAGCGTATTGATTGTTGATAAATGATGATTGAGTTCCTTTCTCTAAGTCTATGTCGAGGTAGCGTTTAACTACATTTTTTAGACTGTTACTAAGACCTTTACCACAATTTATAACTTTCTCTACAAGCATAGTGTCATAAATGTTGTTACATTTTATATCACTGTTACTACGTATAAAGTTTAGATCAAATTTACTGTTATGGAATATTTTAACAATATCTTTTGATTCAAGTATATCTTTAAACACACTGATAGGATGATCACGCACATCTATAACATATTGATGTACATCATCACCAATCTGAAACATGGTAATGTTATCGTGTGTAAAATCTAAACCTGTAGTTTCTGTATCTACTGCTAATACATTTTTAGATGCGCAGTAGTTAACAGCTTCTTTAAGAGTAGCAGGGAAAAACTGCTTACTCTCAAAGATCTGTTCATTGTAATTTACAAAATATATCATTCGAAAGGAAAATCAGGTTCTGTTTGATTTTGAATCATATGTTCTTCATATTCAGGCATACAATGTTTGTCTACGTATTGACATACAAATTTAGCATAAGATGTCTTAATTTCTGAACCTTCGAACATAAATGCTGATATATTTTTATCAACTGCTTGTTGATACATCATTTTAAATATGTGATAGCTGTTATTTGCAACCATAACATAAATCCATTTCATATATCCCATAATAAGAAAAATTAAGTTAAGACAGTGTTGGCGTCAAGGCGTTAAATAAAACCTTACACTGTCTTAACATAATTAATACTAAAGCATATCCATATTTTCTTCTGTAAACACAGCAGATTTACCTGATGTAATAGCTAAGTTAGCTGAATCAGGTTGTAGATATACATGGAGATCATCAGTTGACTCATTAGTAAGTATTACATCTGTGTTAGCAAATATATAGTTACCATCATGAGTGATGTATTCTCCGTCTTTACCTTTACGTTTAGCAGACTTTTCTAAGTTTTCTAATTGCCACTCAGTACCTTTTAAGGTTTCTGATACAACAATTCGACAACGTTTGTCATACATAGTAGGGTTAAGAACATCTAAGTCAAGCATTTTACCACGCTCAGAGTCATACCAAGGAGCATCTGCACCAAAGTTGATACCAAGTAATTCTTGAGCATCTGTTGGCTCAGCGGATTGCCAAGACATACGAGCTTTTGAACTAAATCGTTCATCTGATTTGTTGAGCATAGATAGTACATTTTGTACTTTATCTGACTTAAGAACTTCTGCAAATGCTAATTGGATTTTACCGTTTGCAATTTGTCTAGCGTTAACTAATAACGTTTGACCTTTTTCTAAGGAATCTTTTGTTCCTGAATTTAATTGATTAGCCATGTTGTTTACATGTATTTAAATGTTTATGCTAGTTTCGAAGGTATACTAGCAACCTTTTTAGTTGCGCAAGTAGGATTCGAACCTACGACATCCAAGGTTATGATATTCTTGGTGAGCTGACCTGACTGCTCTATTGCGCATTAAAATACCTATCACCTAACAGGTTGGTGTTACATTGGTCTCCGCATCTCTTCATAGCCATGAGATAGCCCAACATAGGTATTATATAAATAAGCCTTTTGTCTTCATGCTTAGGAATACGTCGAATATCACGACCTTTCTACGTTTTTACTGTAATTCTATTTCAAGCTGTTCAACACTTTGTTCAAGCTCTTTTATACGCTTTTCAGCTTTAACAAGTTCTTTTTGATAAATTTGAGCAGTTGCATGACCATCTGTTTTTTGAAGGTCATAAATAAGCGCATCTTTTTGTAAACTTTCAGTTTCACTTGTTTTTAGTTTTGCTTCAAGTTCATTGATATGATCTTGAGTTTTCTCATCTTTATCTATCCAAAATTGGCAAGCTACTCTTACGTCTACTAATTGGTTTATTAGATATGTTATTGTGTTAAGTCCGTTATTCATGATTTTGTGTCTTTAGTGTTTGTTTGGTTTTCTTCTTCGTGACATTGTTGACAAGTATGAACCTCATCACAAGTACACGTTAGCTCAGGATTTATACTATATAAATCCCAAGCAAATTGTGCATCTTCAAAGAACATTAGTCTTCTATATCTATTTTACCTACTTTTTTAACATGGATAGATTGTATTTTAACTATGTCTCTATCTTTTACACCATAAGGCATAACATCATGATAGTCTTCTTTTGTAGTAGAGTCTATTGCTCTTTCTACAAACCTTGATTTAGCTTTCTCTATCTTTTGAAGCATATTAGTTACTTCTCGTAGTTCTTTATGTTCTTGACTTTGTCGAGAAATTACACTTATTAATGTACTTACATGTTGTCTTAATACATTGATAATTTTTGCTGGATCATCAGACTCGAAGCTTTTTTGTGTAAATTCTTGGCTTTTAGAGATTTCTTCTACGATGTTGTAAATTTCCTTGTTTTTCATGATTTTTTGTTATAAAAGTCTGTTAATGTTTGTTTAGTTATTGGATATTCAGTTATTACGTCGTTAACGTGGTCACAATTACTGCATTCTGCAAGTGTATCATGACCAACGTGTTCAAGAGTATGGCCTTTATTGTGGCCACACTCTGAACAGTTTATAGTTGCTATCATTTAGCATGATGCTTAAGTCTACTAATTAGTTTATCTAATTTAGCTTTCTCTTTTACAGCACCACTAGGATGCTTACTTTGTATTGC